CACTGCGCCAACTGCCGCGGCAGCGACTGAGTGCCGCCGAGCTCGCCGCCGCAGGTGGTCCGCGCCGGCTCGGCCGCAGCGCGCGCAGCAGCGTGCCGTTCGATCAGCGACCGTTCGAGCTGGCGCTGCTGACGCGCAACGTGAGTTGGAATGCACCGATGCCGGCCGATGCCGAGCTCGCCGGGCGCGGTTACGCGCGCCCGCCCGTAGGGACGCTGACACACAGGAGCCGGAGCCCGGCAGAATGGAGTAACGCGCTGCCGATCCTGTGGCCGCAGGCGCGCGACGACTGGGGGCTCGCCGCCTATGTCGGGTTGCTCGAGCACGGCGACACCAACGTGCTGGCGACCGCGCCGGTGCCGCTGGTGCCGTATGTCGTGCTGGCCGGTGATCAGCCGGCGATTGCCGCGGGCGATCTGTTGGTCGACGGCGTCGCGGCACAGACCCGCCGGCCGTTCGGCGTCGGGCGCTACAGCACGGTGGTGTATTCGGCCTACCCGCCGGAGGGCGGGGTGTTCGACATGGCCCTCGCCGGGCTCGGCTACGAGTGGGCGGCGCTGGACGCCGCCTGTGCGGCCTGGCAGCCGCTGCAGGTGATCGCCGGCGGATGCGCGCCATGAGCGATTACACGCTGACCGCGAATTTTTCGCTCTACAAGCCCACGCCGGGCGCCGACGACGATGTCTGGGGCGACCACCTTAACCTCAACGCTGATACGCTCGACGAATTAATTCAGCGCTATCTGCCGCTTTCCGGTGGCGGCATGGTCGGCCCCTTGACGCTGGCTGGCGACGCCGCCGCATCATTGCAGGCCGTGACGTTGCAACAGCTAAACGGCGCAATTTCCGGAGCTCCGTTCCTGCCGCTGACGGGCGGCACCCTAGCTGGGCCGCTGATACTTTCGGGCGATCCAGCCACTGCCCTCGGCGCATCTACCCGCCAGTACGTTGATGCGCAGATTGCGTCAGCTCCGTTCCTACTGCTAGCGGGCGGCACCCTAACTGGGTCGCTGACACTGGCCGCAGATCCGGTGAGCGCGCTTGGGGCTGCAACCCGGCAGTATGCCGATCTGCGTGTGCTACGCAGCGGCGACACGATGGTCGGCCCGCTGATACTTTCGGGCGATCCAGCCACTGCCCTCGGCGCATCTACCCGCCAGTACGTTGATGCGCAGATTGCGTCAACGAACGGCACAACTGCCGCAAGCTATGTGCCGCTGTCGCAGAAGGCCGCCGCCCTCGGTGTCGCCACGCTCGATGCGACCGGCAAGTTGCCGACCGCGCAGATGCCGGCGGCTGCGACGGGCACGCTGAGCTACAAAGGCGGTTGGAACGCCGCCACCAACACCCCGACCATGGCGTCGGGCGCGCTGGCCGGCGGCGTGCTGCAGCCCATCGGCAATTACTACGTGGTCACCGTGAGCGGGACCACGGCGGCGATCGACGGTGTGACCAGCTGGGTGGCCGGCGACTGGATCGCGTCGAACGGCACGATCTGGCAGCGCGTGGTGAACTCGACGTCGCCGTATCTTCCGCTGACGGGCGGCACACTCTCAGGTGCGCTGACCACCTTCGGCGGTGGGATTATCACGCAGCTCGATCTGCGCATCCCCGACGTGGCGTATGGCTGGCAGGATGCGGCCGGCAATTTCGGCGCGACGATCGACACGGCCGGCGGGTTTCACATGCCGGCGGCCTATGTCACGGGTAACCCCACGGTCGCCCTCGGCCTGGCACCCAAGCAATACGTCGATAGCGCGGTCGCTGCCGGCGTGGCTGCGTTCCTCCCCCTTGCGGGCGGTCAGCTCACCGGCCCGCTGACCGTCGCTGGCGGTGTGGTCGTTGCCCAGCTTGATCCACGCATACCTGATGTTCCATTCGCCTGGCAGGACGCCGCCGGCAATGTCGGCGCCATCATCAGCGCAACCGGAACGCTGTTCTGGCCATCACTCCAGACGAATGCGCTGACCGTCAGCAATGTTGCCGCCACGACAATCAGTATCGGTGCAGATACGTTTGGCGCCGCTGATCCGCGTATTCCAGATCTCGCCTATGTGTGGCGAGATGCTGCCGGCAACATCGCCGCCGGGTTCGACAAGAACGGCGTGTTCAACGGTACCGTTGCCGGCATGGTCACCACGGGTTACGTGAACGCCAATGCCGTATTGCTGGCCGGCAGCGCGATGACTGGCCCGCTGTTGCTGTCAGGCGATCCGCCGGCTGGAGCTAATGCGCAGGCAGCGACCAAAGGCTATGTCGATCAAATGGTGCTCAGCGCTGGAGGTTCCGGTCCAGGGACCGATCCGACGTTCAACAGCGTCAACGTGAACGCTGGCTACTATTTCGGTGGCCAACTGCTCATCAAGGCGACGGCGCAGATACCCGGCAATCCCGGCGTGCCTGGCATTCCGAACACCCATGTCGGGCTGGCGATCAACTCAACTGGCGCCGGCAACGTGCTGATCGGCTATCAGACCGGCGGCGGCCAGCTTACCGGCGGCCTCACATTGTCATCGGCCGAGAACACCTATGTCGGTATGCAGGTCGGAGCTAATCACTCAGGCGGTGGCCAGCAGAACGCGGCGTTCGGCTGCGGCGCGCTGCGTGTCGATCCCAACCCAGGCAACGTGTGCGTCTTTGGGTCCGACGCGGCGCGCAACTCGACCAATAATCTACGTGCGATCCTGATCGGCGCGCACTCCGGGCGCAACGGGAACGGCATTACCGACAGCATCCTGATCGGCCACTGGACGATGTATGGCACGGACGGTGTGATGCCGCCCCTCGTCAATACCGTGTCGATCGGTTCCTACACGCTGTCCGACCCGAACATGGGGTCGGCCAGCAACTCGGTGTTCGTGGGCGCCAACGTCGCGAAGAAAGGCCAGAGCGTTCCTGGCAATCTGCTGCTTGGCCCCAATGTTGGTTCAGCCACGCTCATCAACGGCACCGGCCTGATCTATCTCGGGGCGAGCGGCGCAATCGACGCGGCCACTGCGACCGAGAACCATACTTTCCGTTTGGGGAATCACGCGACCAACCTGATGCGCGCGACCGGCATCAACACGGCGTCGCCCAAGTTCTTCTTCGACTGGCTGCCGGCGTCCACCAGTTACAGCGACGACACGACGGCAAAGGCCGGCGGCGTGCAGTACGGTCAGCTCTACCGCAACGGCAGTGCCGTGCAAGTCTGCTGCCTGGCATAGGAGACACCACACCATGCCGACCGCCATCACCATCGCAGGCGTTGACTTTTCGGCCTCCGCCATAGTCAAGCCACTGCCGGTGATCGCGGGCCTGGACACCTGGGCGTATCTCGGCAAAGACCTCGCTACATCGCAGAACGTCGGCCCAGGCGGTGCGTTCACCAACTTCACCGCTGGGCCGCCGACTTATTTCCCGACCTACATCCATTGCCAAAACGCGACGGGTGCGCTCCAGACCGCATCGTCGTTCCACACGGCTGAGACGGCACTGATTGCCTGCCGGCAGACGCCGGTGGCCTCGCAGGTCGGCACTCAGGTGTTCATCATCGGCAACTACTACAACGGCTATATCGGATATACCCCCTATGTTGGCGGATCGACTGCGATCCAGATGTACAACGGCGCCACGGTCAATATGTCTCTCGTGACGCCACCGGTCACTGACTGGCGGTTTTTTGCCTGCACGATCGGCGGCGGTGTGGTGCCGGCGGTCTATGACCTCACCAAGAACCTAAGCAACATCGGCGCCACGCCCTCGACCAACACCGTCGGCGCGATGTTGAAAATCCTCGGTTCCAGTCAGGCCGCAAATCTCGCGACGAACAACGGCGCCTGCGACATCGCGTTCTTCGCCAGCTACAACGCGATCCTGACCAAGCCGCAGATCGACGCGATTTATGCGAGCGTTAAGCAGTCGCTGGCGTTGCGCGGGATCGCAGTATGATCGAGCCCGACACGCCGATTGCCGTCAGCATGAGCGCGCAGCAATGGGGCGTCGTGCTTGAGGCGATCAGTCATGCGCCGTATCGGGTAGTGGCGCCGATCTTCGCCGCCATCCAGCAGCAATGCATGGAGCACGACCAGGGAACCGAGCAGATGCCGTCGCGGGTTAACGGTGGCGCAGCCGGTGACCGAACCGCTCCCAGGCCAGCAGGAAGCGACGGAAGTAAGGGCGCCTAGCATGGCGGATCCAACCACCCCCCATTATAATTACACCCTGCCGACGGTCGGCCTGGACCGCGACGCCTGGGGCGACCTGATCAACAACAACTGGACCAAGCTGGACGCCGATCTGTGGACGGCGACCAGCGGCGGCGGGTCACTGCAGACGCAGATCAATGCCATCAAAGCCGCGCTCGCCAATACCATCGAGCCGGTCGGCTCGCTCAAGCCATGGCCGACGGCGACGAGCCCTGGCGGCTGGCTCCCGTGCGACGGCTGGGCGATCAGCCGCAGCGGCTTTCCGGATTTGTATGCCCTGATCGGCAACACCTACGGCGCGGGTGACGGCGCCACCACCTTTAACTTGCCGAACTACGTCGGCCGCGTGTTGGTGCATCGCGACAACGGCACCATTTTCGTTGGCACCCTACACGGCGAAAGCGGCCATGTGCTGACCGCGAACGAAATGCCATCGCACAGCCATACCGGCATCACCGACTTGCAGGGCGTGCATAACCACACGGTGGACCCCGGCTTGCTGGGTAGCGCCGCCGCCGGCTTCCAGCAATTCATCAGCGTTCCGAACCAGGCCGGCGGCACGCCGCTGACCACCAGTCTCGCCGGCGGGCATCAGCACAACCTGTCCATTGCCGCCGCCGGCGGCGGTGCCGCGCACAACAACATGCAGGCGGGCGTCGGTGTGCAGTGGATGATCAAGGCGACCAAAACCGTTATTCCGTAGGAGGACGACATCATGTCTGAGCAACTGCCTGCCGATGACCCCGAGGTCGGCCAGTATCCCTACACAAAGCCGCCGCCGATCGAGCAGCGGCGGTTCCACGAGGACCCGAAACCGTGGGACGCGGCGCTGTTCACGCAAATCATGCAGGGCCGCGGCGCGCCGCCGCCAAGGCCCGGCTACGAACACCAGCAGCGCGCCGTGGGGCGGCCGGACGACACGCCGTCGGATCTCGCGGTGTCGGGCGGCATGACCGTCGCCGAGCTGCTGGCGATGCCGGCGGAGGAGGCGCAGCAGGCGATCGACGCGCTGCGCGAGCAGGCCGCGGCGCTCGCCGAGCAGCGGCGCATCCTCGCCGAGGAGTTGCAGCCCGACGAGCCGGCGCCGGCACCAGAACCGCCCGCGCCGACCCCGCNGCCGCCGNTGCCGCAGACCCCGCCGCCGCAGCCGTCGCCGCCGGAATGACGCTGCCGCTCCAAAT